GGGTTTTTGATTGAAGAAAGCCGGACTAATTTAATTCTTTACTCAGAGCAAAGTGATAATGCCGTTTGGGCGACTCAAAGAGTCACAGTAACGGCTAATGCGTCTACCGCCCCGGACGGTACTACTACCGCAGACCTAACTACTGGTACAGGCGCAAGCGGTGGGGCTATGGGCACGCATCAAACAGTTTCGGCGTCAGCATCAACTGCATACGCAATAAGTGGTTTTTTTAAAGCCGGAACTAGCACCTGGGTTATTCTTGCAGGGTATGATGGTTCTACTACTCCTAGAACATGGTTCAATTTAATTAGCGGGACTATCGGCACTGTTGAAACAGGAATGTCAAACGCTACCATTCAGAACTATGGTAACGGGTGGTATCGCTGTTCTGTAGTGCGTACTACCGGTGCGTCTGCAACTAGCCTCCGCTGGCAGATGAGCCACTCTACAGCAAACGAGACTACCGCCACTTCGGCAACATTGACGCTAACAGTATGGGGTGCGCAAATAGAAACTGGCGCCGGAGCCGGCGCGTTTGCAACCAGTTACATTCCCACCACCAGTGCAGCAGTTACCCGCGCAGCAGACGTAGCAGCTGTTAATACACTCAGCCCGTGGTTTAACGCAACCGAAGGTACACTATACGTCCAAGCTGCCGAAGTTGGTATTTCGGCGGACACCTACAATGAAGTGTCTGCAAGTTTTACTCCCACGCCTGCTAATCTAGACGATGAAGTAACGTTGTATGGTAAAGGCGATGTGGCGTCTTCCGGAGCAATTATTAGAGCAGCCACGGCCATCCAATTTCTAATCGTTGCGGCGAATAACACAACAGTAGCCGGTGTGACATATAAACAAGCAGTGGTGTATGAAACAAACTATGCTGCGTACGCTAGAAATGGCGCCATCATAGGTTCTAGCACCACCATTACTAATCCCACCGGGTTAACTAAACTGAATTTGGGTGGACAGCCTCCCTATCCTCTTACTGCGTGTATTTGGCTCAAGCGAATCATTTACTACCCTCGTCGCGTAACCAACACTGAACTTCAAACTTTGACTGCTTGACATGTACTACGATCTAAACCTCAAGTTCAAAGATGAAGTAGAATCTGATGCTGCGCTGTTTGAAGAGCAGACCGTGGTGCGGGGTGATGTGGTTGAGACGTTCAAGCGCCCGCGCTACGCAGCCATTGATGTCATTGGTGCCATCTACAAGCCCACGGGCAAGATGCTGAAGACTGATGAAGGCAACATGCCTGAAATGGCTCCGGTTGGAGGCTGGCATGTCAACGTGAGGCATACTGACGAAATGCCTGAGCTTGAGACTTGGGTGGTGACGCCTAAGACGCCCAGCCGCGTTTGGGCGTAAACTTAACGTACTGGCCCGTTGACCAGGGAATCTCAGGATTCATTGAATGCTTGACGAAGTTGAAGTAGTAGCGGACCAGACCCCCGCGCCTGACCAGGTGGCTACGGCAGCGCCTGCACCAGAAGATCAAACGCCGGAAGTAGCCGACGAAGCGCCCTCAGGAAAACTGTTCACGCAGGAAGAACTGAACGCTGAATTCGGCAAGCGCCTCGCACGCGAGCGCCGCAAGATGGAGCGAGAGTTTGCTGCAAAGCAAGCCGAAGCGTTCAAGCCACCCGTAACGGACGATCCGCACACGCCAGAGGCCCAGGCCGAGGCATCGGTCTATCAAAAGGCCGAGCAGTTGCTTCGTGAACGAGAGGCCCAGCGCCAGCAGGCAGAGACTCTTGAAAGCTACCGCGACAAGGAAGAAGAAGCACGGGACAAGTACGATGACTTTGAACAAGTCGCGTACAACCCCAACCTTCGGATCACTGACGTGATGGCTCAGACGATCCACGCATCTGAAATCGGCCCGGATGTGGCTTATTTCTTGGGGGCGAACCCCAAAGAGGCGGATCGCATCTCTAGGTTGCAGCCTTTCATGCAGGCGAGGGAAATCGGGAAACTTGAGGCCAAATTGGCTGATAATCCCGTCGTTAAGAAAACGACTAGCGCACCGCCTCCGCTTGTGCCAGTCAATGCGCGTTCTTCTGGTGCGCGGAGCTTTGACACTACCGATCCTCGGTCCATCAAGACCATGAGCGCAAGCGAGTGGATTGAGGCTGATCGAGCTAGGCAGATGAAGAAGCTCGGCAACCGCTAAACCAACTTTGAAAGGAAATTTGCCGTGGCAAATAGCATTCTGACCATTGACATGATCACCAGGAAAGCCCTGGAGATCCTTGAAAACAACCTGGTGCTGACTCGCAACGTCAACCGCCAATACGACGACTCGTTTGCCGTTGAAGGGGCCAAGATCGGCTCGACCCTGCGGATTCGTCTGCCCGACCGCGCTCTGGTGACCGACGGTGCCGCTCTGCAAGTGCAGGACGACAACGAGCAGTTCACCACCCTGACGGTCGCTTCGCAGAAGCACATCGGCGTGAACTTCACCAGCGCCGAACTGACGATGCAGTTGGACGACTTCGCAGACCGCGTGCTGAAACCTCGTATCAGCCAGCTGGCCGCCAGCATTGATGCCGATGTGGCCAACGCCTACAAGACCATCGGCAACACGGTCGGCACCCCGGGCACCACTCCGGCCACTTCGCTGGTTCTGCTGCAGGCCCAGCAAAAGCTGAACGAGAACGCCGCTGTGATGTCGCCGCGGTATGCCACCGTCAACCCGGCTGCAAACGCCGGCCTGGTGGAAGGCATGAAGGGTCTGTTCAATCCGACGGACACCATCAGCAAGCAGTTCAAGAACGGCATGATGGGCACGGGCGTGCTTGGTTTTGACGAAATCAACATGAGCCAGTCAATCAAGCAGTTCACCACTGGCTCGCGCACCGCTACCGGCGGCACGACCTCGGCGGCAATCACGACTGAAGGCACGTCCACCATCGCCATCACTGGCGCTGGCAACGCTGGTACCGTCAAGGCTGGCGATGTGTTCACCGTGGCTGACTGTTTTGCGGTCAACCCGCAGACCCGTGAGTCCACCGGCTCGCTGTTCCAGTTCGTCGCGCTGGCCGATGTCACGCTGAACGCTTCTGGTGCTGGTAGCATCACCGTGGCTCCGATCTACTCGGCTGCCCACGCTCTGGCCACCGTCAACACCCTGCCTGGTAACAGCAAGGCTGTGGTCTTTGTGGGCACCGCTTCGACGCAGTACCCGCAGAACCTGGTCTACCATAAGGACGCCATCACGTTTGCCACCGCCGACCTCCTGCTGCCGCAAGGTGTTGACATGGCTGCCCGTGCCGTCCACAACGGCATCAGCCTGCGCGTTGTCCGTCAGTACGACATCAACAACGACCGTATGCCCTGCCGTATTGACGTGCTGTACGGTTTCAGCACCATTCGTCCGC